CACCCCCCCCCCTCCTTCCCTTGAGGGTTAAATCTTTACACTTCTTTACAAAAAAAAAATATGATAGAAATGACACTAACAGAATCAGATTTAGGAAAGGGGGGCCGGTTGTCAACGGATACGGAAATGGGGGCTTTCAAGGGACATTAGCGGGGACTATCGGAGATCCTAGGCAGGCAAAGCCTTCAAGCCACTACCCCCGCACCCGGCCAGCATCTCCGCTCTATCGCTCGTTTTCCCCCCTTCCCGGGGCACTGCTGAATGGGCATCTAGCCCGCTAGGCCCCGTCCCTGCTATATCCCATCTCCACCTACACTAACCCTCTAACTAATCAATCCCCCTCACTTGAAACATAAGCACCCAGATACTACCTAATCCAAGCCAAGCAATCTCCATGCCAGCTAATATAATTCCCTTTTCCCTATTCCCCTGTGCATAACCCCCCGGGGTATACCCGGATTCAGGGGGATGGGCATGGGGGGTTTAGCCTGGCATGCCATAGACGGTGAGTTAGCAGCTCAAACTCAACTTCAACTATTGCGTTGTTGGTGAATAGGGGCTAGTATCCGCGTATAACCTGAAAGCCGAAGCCATGTCTGAGATTAAGAAGGTCCGTTATACCCACGACGCGATGATCGACGAGATTTTGATGAATCCCGCAGTTTCGCAAGGGGAGCTGGCGAAGCAGTTTGGCTTTTCCCAGACTTGGATGAGCATTGTCATTAACTCCGACGCCTTCCAAGAGCGTTTAGCCGAGCGAAAAGGGCAGCTAACGGACCCTTCGGTTATCGCGTCGATTAACGAACGCCTCGACGCGATCGCTAAACGCTCCCTTGACAAAATCATGGAGCGGCTCGATTCCCCCACGGCTAATCTCAAGACGCTTGAGCTAGTCGCTATCGCGAAAATCGGCGTCGGCGACAAGAACACCCGGCCCGCCGGCCCCCAAGTGCAGAACAACAACCTCTACGTCGTCTCCCTTCCGCCCCCGGCCCAAAATTCGGCAAGCTGGATTGCCAACCGCTCAGACCCCCGGGGTAGTCCTGTTATCATCGAAAACCAGGCCCGGGGTTAACTCCCTTCCCGGATTAGGTGAGCGAAGCGAACCACAGTAAGGCGGCACTTTTCAGGATTAATATGGCAAACCCCTCAGACCTAACCGAATGGAAACCGAAGCTGCCAGGCTTTTCGCTGTTGTCGAAAGGACTTGCGGGGGCGGGGAGTTTCCTAGCGAAGCCCTTTGGCCATGATAACCCCCCGGGGGCTATTCTCGCGGAAATTCTTGGCCTTAAGCCGGCGGCTGCCCTCACGGAGAAACTAGCCTATGGCGATAACCTGACCCAGGGTAAAAACCAGACGTTTTCCCTCGCTCCTGACGTTTTCGATGGGGCGCTTGCCCTGGCCCCGCCGGTCGCTGGGTTGCTTAAAGGGATGGGGAAAGCTGCGAGTACGGTTCCTCTTGCGCGGGATTCTTCCCCCGCCGCCTTCTTCGGCGAACGCTCGAAGACCCTTCCTTATAAACAATTAGAAATGGCGAAAGGCCTCGCCCGTTCCGACGCACCGCCTGAAGAAATCTTCGACCAAACTGGCTTTTTCAAGGGCGTCGAGGGAAAATGGAAATACGAAGTCCCCGACGATAACCTCGCCTTCCGTGGGGGTAATCTCGACTATACCCAAATTCAGCCCTGGCAAACCCGTAGTCTTCCAATGAATGCCCTCCATCCAGTTATGGAGCAACGTCGGACGAATCCGCTATTCGGGGCTATCGATTTTCCGGAACTACAGAAAGCCTATCCCGAACTTCAGGATACCACCGCTTACCTAAATAAAGCCCCCGATTGGCTGAAGCGGTCGGATAGCGGAGAATATTCCCGTGGTAACAAACGCATAGAAGTAAATGGCTCAAATGAAGCCGGTATGCGCTCGACCATGGCTCATGAACTCCAGCATGGTATTCAAGGCCTCGAAGGCTTTGCTGGCGGGGGTAATCCCCAGCATGTTAAAAAGCAAATCTACGAAGCCTTTGCCAAAAACATGCCAGAATACGACGCGCTCGCTGTTAGGCGCTCTGCTGATATTTGGAAAATGTCCCCTGAAGGGGCTGCACAGATTTTCAAAAGTTCCCCCGAAGCCGTCCAGCTTGCGAAGCAGTTTACCCAGGAAGAACTCTCCAATCGGCTCGACCGGGCACTTAAAATCGACGGGTTGTCGGACTTCCAGCTTTATTCACGCCTTTCTGGCGAGGTAGAAGCTAGGAATGTCCAAACACGCCTCGGGCTTACTCCACAGGAGCGTAAGCAGTATTATCCTTGGCTAACGGAAGATTTTTCTACCTCGAAACAGATCGCTATCCCGCTGAAACAGGGGCTCGCTCGCCTGGACGAACCCGTTCAAAAAGCAATAACCTGGCATGGGTCTCCCCATACTTTCGAAAAGTTCGATTCATCAAAAATCGGCACGGGTGAAGGCGCGCAGGCTTATGGGCATGGGCTTTATCTTGCGGAAAGTCCTGCTGTTGCTGAAAGCTATAAAAAAGCCCTTTCCTATAAAGATGCTGTGCGTAACTTTCGGCAAGAACTTCCTGATGATGCGGATTTTAGTGAAGTGCTCGATTTCGCTAACTCGGGCCAACTTGACCCGAATAAAGCTGAGGTGCTAAAACAACTAGCTAATAACGATTGGCTGGGCTTTGACTACCCATCGCAGGCCATTTCCGCGGCTTTTAAGGAGTTGCACAATTTCGACGCGTCTCCCGAACTCCAGAAAGCTATCGCGAACTACGGTAATCTCTACAAAGTAGACCTACCTGATTCCCAAATAACCCAAATGCTTGATTGGGATAAACCTCTTTCCCAACAACCAGCCTCGGTGCAAAAAGGCCTCGCTAGCTCCGAAAGCGTTCGGGCGTATATGGCGGACGCCGAACAACAACGTCAGAATCTAAACGCTAGTCACCCGCTCCGCCTTGATAAAATCCCTAGCGCGTCTAAACCTTACGATGCGACGCGCATGGCGGGAAAAGAGGCCTATACGGCTTTAGCTCGGGAATATGGTAATCCGCGCTTAGTCTCGGAACGGCTAAAAGAGCTGGGAATTCCTGGCCTTCGCTACCTTGACGGCTCTTCTCGTAATCTCGGCGAAGGCTCGTCTAACTTTGTGATTTTCCCGGGTAATGAGAGCAAACTCAGCATTCTTGAGCGTAACGGCTTACCTCTAAAAACTGGACTAGCCCGTGGTAAATGACGGCCCCCAAGTAATCTGGTCCCCCCAGCCCGGTCCTCAGACAGATTTGGTGACCTGTCCAATTTTCGAAGTCTTTTACGGAGGTGCTCGTGGTGGAGGTAAAACTGATGGATCTATCGGTGATTGGATATCTCATTCACACCAATATGGGGAAAACGCCATTGGTCTATTCGTCCGTCGACGTCTTACGCAGCTGTCTGAAGCTATCGCCCGAGCTAAATTCCTTTGTCTCAAGCTCGGAGGAAAGTGGTACGAGCAGAAAAAGGAACTTGTCATGCCTAACGGTGCACGACTGCGGTTTGCTTATCTCGAAAGAGATACCGATGCAGAAGAATATCAAGGCCACAACTACACTCGCCTTTACGTTGAAGAAGCGACGAACTTCCCCTTTCCTGATCCCATCATGAAGCTAAAAGGCGCTCTTCGCTCGTCAGCGGGGGTTCCCTGCGGAATTCGCCTAACCGGTAACCCCGGCGGCCCTGGCCACCACTGGGTAAAAGACCGCTACATCGACCCCTGCCCGACGGGTTACCTTGTTATCCGCGAGGAAGAGGAGGTCGAAATTGATGTTGGCGTAATCGTTACTGCTTTCATCGAGCGCGTCTTTATCCCGGCTAAGCTGCGGGATAATAAAATGCTGCTAAAGAACGACCCCTCCTATGTAATGCGCCTTCGCCAAACCGGCTCTGAGGCGCTAGTAAAAGCCTGGCTCGAAGGAGACTGGAATGGCGTTGACGGAACATTCTTCTCGGAATTCGACGAGAAAAAGCACGTTCTCACGGGCCAGCTTATCATCCCTAATCACGTCACTCGTTTTCGCGCGATGGACTGGGGTTCTGCTGCTCCGTTTAGCGTTGGCTGGTATTGCGTGTCTGACGGCACTTTTGGCTTCGCTAAGGATGCTCTGATTAAGTATCAGGAATGGTACGGCTGGAGCGGAAAACCCAACGTCGGCCTTAAAATGTCGGCGAATCTCGTTGCCCAGGGGATAATGAAAAGAGATACTGCGCCGAAGCCTCTATACGGTGTCGCTGACCCTTCCATTTTCTCCAACAACGGCGGGCCGTCCATCGCGGAAATGATGATCGTCGAAGGGCTTTCCTGGTTCCGAGGGGATAACGCCCGCCAAGCTGGCTGGGAACAAATGCGGAAACGCCTATCCTCCGGCGACGATGCAAGTAGTACCTTACTCCTTTTCCATGAAAGCTGCGAGAATACGATCAGAACGCTTCCGTATCTCCAGCATGACGATAAGAATTCCGAAGACCTCGACACTGACGCGGAAGACCACGCTGTAGACGAAACGCGCTATGCCGTAATGTCCCGCCCGATGACTCGTCTTGAGCGTATCCGCCCTTCGCAAGACATTACTAATGCCCGCGCCCTCCCAACAATCAATGAACTTATCGCTAGACAGGCGAAAAAGAACCGATCCTCACAAGCGAGATATTAAATGATCGACACTGCTGCTGTTCCGGAAAAAGAGGCCCCGAATAAGGGGGCTATTTCGCGTCAAGCTGCCGACTTTCTCGACGCTATCAAGACTCGGGAAGCCGAGTTTGAGAAAACCTGGTGGAAGAAAGGCCGTGATGCGGCGAGTCTCTACGCCGGCGACACAAAAGAAAAGCACGATGACGAGACTCCGTATAACATTCTTTACTCCAATACGGAAGTGCTTCTCCCCTCGCTTTATTCCGCTACTCCAAAGCCAGATATTCGCACGCGGTTTAAAGGCATGGACCTTAAACCCCTCCCGGATCTAGTTGAGCGATTCCTAACCGTCGCCGCCGACCCCGCGCAGCCTGGTGAAGACTGCTTCGACACGGCAATGGCGGATTCCGTACTTTCCGCACTTGTCCCAGGGATGGGTTACGTCCGCATTCGCTACATCGAAAACAAGAGCTTCCCTATCGTCTACGAATCCGGCCACTTCGAGACGATCCTCTGGGGAAAAGCCTCCCGCTGGGCGAAAGTCCCTTGGGTGGCCTTCCGGCATCCGATGAAACGCGAGCAGATGTTTGAGCAGTTCGGGATTAGCCTGGAAGCGGGTATGGCCGGCTACAAACCCTCTTCTGAGGCCGAGGAGGATAAAGACGACTGCTGCGTGTACGAACTCTGGGATAAAAAGACGCGCAAGGTCTATTTCCTTTCCGAAGAGTGGCATGAAAAGCTGCTCAAGGAATCCGATGATCCGCTTGGGCTGACTAACTTTTTCCCCACCCCGGGCCTAATGCTGCTGACTGCTAAACCCGGTAAGCTCCAGCCTGTCCCACTTTATAGCTTCTACCGCAACCAAGCGGAAGAACTCAACCGCGTTTCTGTCCGGCTGAATAAAGTCCTCTCCGCGATTCGGGTCCGGGGGGCGTACAACTCTATGCTGGGTAAGGACCTGGAGAAAATCCTTGCTTCAGACGACCTGGAAAATGAGTTTGTTGCCGCAGGGGAAGCCGCACTGCTTGCTCAATCCGGCGGTTTTGATAAGCATATCTGGATGCTGCCTATCGAAAAACTTATCGTCGTCGCGCAAGAACTCTACAAAGCCCGGGAAGCCATCAAGGTCGTAATCTACGAACTGACCGGCATCAGCGACATTATCCGTGGTTCGTCCGTAGCCTCAGAGACTGCTACCGCCCAGGACCTAAAAGCCAAATGGGGCACAGTCCGCCTGCGGAAGATGCAGACCATCGTAGCGAATTACGCCAGAGACCTATTCCGCATGACGGTGGATTGTGGGTCTGACCACGTTTCCCCTGAGCAGTGGAAAGCCATCACCCAAAGTGATTTCCCCACGGAACAAGAACAAGTTATTGCAAAGCAGCAGTTGGCTTATACCCAACAAACCCAGCAAGTAACGCCTGGCCAGCCTCCTCAACAGCCTGATCCAGCATTACTAAAAGCCGCACAAGCTCCGACCATTGAAAAACTCCTGGAGAAGATCAAATCCGACGTAAACCGGACTTTTGTAATCAACATCCAAACATCTTCCACCGTGGACATGGACAATGCCCAGGACAAGGCCGAAGTAAACGAATTCATGAACGCCATGGGGCAGTTTATGTCCAGCATCCAGCCCCTGCTTACCCTCGGCCCGACCGGCCTGGAAGCGGCGAAAGCAATGCTAATCGGCGTCTGCCAGCGATTTAAGTTCTCCATTGACATGACGGACTCGCTGACGAAAATCCAAATGCCGCCGCCAGTCCCGGAAAAAGCTCCGCCAGGCCCTTCTCCAGAGGAGCAGCAAGTTCTCAAGGAAGAAGCCCAGCTAAAACTCCAAGAGATCGCCGCAAAGCGGCAAGTCGTCGCCGCAAAACTCGAACTCGAACTCGCTCAAGTCGATGCAGCGAAGCAAAAACTAGCCCTCGACATTCAAGGGGCCCAGTTGGCCATGGAACAAAAGCGCACTAAACTACGTTCGCAACCTCAAGGTGGCTCAGATGCCGGTGTACCGAGTTAAATGCCCCCGCTGCCTTTCTCAAAAGGATATTTTCCGAAAGCTGGCGGATTACGATGATCTTCCCAACCACTGCGGGGTTAAAGTGGGCCGAGTAATCTGCGCGCCTGCGGTACATGCGGATATTACTCCGTATATCTCCCCTGGAACGGGAAAAGAAGTCGCCTCCCGGACACAACAGCGCGAAGACCTGCTTAAGTCGAACGCCCTAATCGCTGAACCGGGCATCGATCGAGATATCGCCCGTTGGAAGCAGGAAAAAGCTGCTAAATCCTTCGCCCCCATTGAAGCGGCGGTCGATAACACCGTAAAACAACTTGTAAACTCAGGCCAACTGGAAAGCTAATATGCCCGGTGAAAACGAATACAGCGATGATTTCGCTACAGACATTGCTTCGGAAATCGGCAGCGAGCTTTTCGCTAAAACTGAGCCCGTTGTGGTTGATGCCGAAACTGGCGATCTACTGGATAACGTGGAAACGGCGCCAGTGGCGAAAGCACCGGTCGCTAAAGAACCCCCCGCTCCGACGACTCCCGCAGAACCTGCAACTATTGTCCCTGGCGTCAATTCCGTCCTCAAGCCGTTGCCCAAGTCCTGGAAAAAGGACATGGCTCCGCTTTGGGAAAAGGCTGATCCGGCGCTACATGAATACGTCTACGCTAGAGAAGCCGACGTTATGCGCGGGATTCAGGGATACCAGCAAAATGCCCAGCAATGGCAATCCCTAATTCAGCCGTTCGCTCCGATCTTCCAGCAGAATCCGGACGTGCAGCCCGTTCAGCTTATGCAGGGGTTGATGAATACTCACCTGCAACTGCTGAACCCGAGCCTTCCCCCTGAGCGGAAGCTCGAACTCGCGAAAAACATCCTCGCAGACTACGGAATCGACCTCGGCCAAACCGGGATGCAGGCGGCTGACCCGAGAATCCTCGACCTACAAACCCGCCTAGACGCGCAAGAGCGGCAAAACAAAGCCCGTGAACACGCTGCCTACCAAGCCGGGGTTGCTGAACAAGCGAAAGTCGTTGAAACCTTCGCTTCCGACCCGAAAAACAAATACTTCACCGAAGTGGGAAACGACATTTTCCGCTTTATCCAAACTGGCGCCGCGACTGACCTCCAAAGTGCCTATGAACTCGCCTGTTATGCGAATCCTGCGGTTAGGGCTAAAATGCTTGCCGAACAGCAAGTCATTACCCAACCAGCAGTCCCCGCGAACCGGGCAAAGAATGGTCAATTCGTCAATGTAGAAGGTATCGAGCCTGTCCCGCGCACCCGCAAAGGCTCAATCGACTCAACCATTGACGGCATCATTTCTGCCAATTACCCGAAACACTAACTGGAGCATTAAATGCCCTCTCCGAATGCAATCTTCACCGAGATTGTCTCGACGACCTTCCGCAATCATGCGAAGGAAATCACCGACAACTTCTCGAACCATAATGCGCTGTATCGCCGACTTGCGAAAAAGGGTAAAACCCGCTCGGAATCCGGTGGTTACAGCATTGTCCAGCCTCTGGAATACGCGGCTAACGGGACCTACCAGCGGTATTCCGGCTTCGACGTGCTCAACGTGGCGCAAAGCGACGTGTTCACCGCGGCTGAATTCAACTGGCGCCAAATCGCCATCAACGTCGTCTCGTCTGGTTACGAACTACGTGTAAACGCCGGCCCGCAGCGTCTCGCTAACCTTGCGAAAAGCCGCATCAAGAACGCGATCAACACGTTTGGTAATAACTTCTCGGCCGACATGTACGCCGACGGTTCCCTGACCAACCAGATCGACGGCCTGCAAAAGATGGTGGCGGACACCCCGACGAATACTGTCGGTGGCATTTCCGCGGCGACTTGGGCTTTCTGGCAGAACAAGGTGCAATCGGCCGCTGCCCCGCTGCAAGGTGGCGCTGCGATTACCCCGTCAGCTGTTCAAGGCGTGATGGAATCGTTGATGCTGCCGCTTTTGATCGAGCTGACTCGTAACAACGATAAGCCCGACCTGATCGTCGCCTCGAACGACTATTACCAGTTCTTGGAAAATGGTCAAGTTACCAACAAGCGTTACATCGACAAAGACATGGCCGATGCAGGCTTTATGAACCTGCAATACCACGGCATCCCCGTTGTCTTCGATGGTGTTTCGGGCATGGCGGCTTCGCGCATGTACTTCCTGAATACCAACTACCTCGAAATCGTGACCCATTCCGACGCGAATATGACGGTCATGGACGAAGCTAAGCCCTTCAACCAAGATGCTGTCGTTGTCCCGATTCTCTGGATGGGTAACATGGTCTGCTCGAACCGTGCCCTGCAAGGCATTGTTAAAGCGTAATCCAAGGAGCATAAAACATGCGACTCGCACCTATCTCACTAATCGCCCCAGCTTTGCTGGATTTCTCCACGTCGTCGGATACGAAAGAGCTGCAACTCGGCACTATCATCGAAGCCGTCGGCACCGACTACGAAACCACCGCCAACGTGGCGAATTGGGGCCTGTGTGAATTGATCTACGTGGCGAATGCCTCCGTAGCGATTCTCCCCGGCACCATGCTCGCTATTGACAAGAACTTCCGGGTTGTTGCCACGGCTGCTGCGGCTACTGTCGCTAATACAGGCGCCCCGGTGTTTGTCGCGCTGACGCACTTCACCGTCGGCTCAACCACCGAGCAATACGGCTGGGCGCTCCGCCGAGGCGTTTGCCCGGTGCGGACTTCCGTGGCGGCTACGGCTGGCCGAGTTTTTGCCGGCACTGCGGGTGTTATGACCCCGACAGCCGCGGCGGGTGTTCAGGTTCTGAATGCCATCTGCCTTATCGCGGGCGCTTCGACCTTCACCCGGGCCGGTACCACTCGCAATGGTAGCTCCCGCGTGAAGTTCGCTAACGTCGGCGGGATGTATGTCGGCCAAGCGATTTCCGGGACCGGCATTCCAGGCTCGTCGGTGATTTCAGCAATCGACCCGAACGGCACCGATGTGGTTATCGGCTCTGCCGTCGGCACGCCAGTCTCGGCAACCGCAACCGGCACCGTTACCGTCACCATGACGAATACCGGCTTCGGTATCTGCGACTTCTCCTACCCGCACTTCCAGGGCCAGATTACCTAATCTGGGGGGGCTTCGGCCCCTTTTTCGTGAGGGTTGGATTCCCCAGCCTTCACTAAAAAGCTAAAGGATAAACCATGACCGGTGTTGTTGACAATTCCCGCCCTCCTTACGTTATGTTCGAGCGACGTGCGGTGGAAGACCGAGCGGCGTCGCTTGCCGCAGGCCATTACGTCTCGAAGGATGTTGACTTCGCGATTATCACCCGCCCAGGTTCCCGTGATACTTTGGATAAAGAAGCCATCGTCTGGTTGAGCGAAATCCGGGAAAAGGGTCGGATGAATGCTATTCCCTCGACGTGGTTTGAGGCCTTCAATGCCTCGTACAAAGCCTGGAAAGACGGCGAAGAAGTTCCTCCGAACGGAACGCCGATTAAGGGCTGGCCGATTCTCTCGCCCTCCGCGCAGAAGGATCTGATCCACGCGGGTATTCGTACGGTCGAAGACCTGGCCGACATGCCGGATCAGGAACTCTCCGTAATTGGCACAGGCGCGCTTTCCTTCAAGCAGAAGGCAAAATCCTGGCTGGCGGCTGCGCAGGACACCGGAAAACTCGCCGAGCAGATGGCGGCTTTGGTCGTTCAGATCACCGAACTCACCACCCTGACCCGGAACCAAGCCGCGGAAATCGACAAACTCCGCACGGAAAAGCAACCCGTTAAGGCATAACCCATGACCACCGTGCTCACGCTTGTTCAAGACCTCACCGAAAAGATGGGCCTTCCTCGGCCGGGGGCACTGGTCGGGTCGCAGGAGAAAAGCGTTCGCCAGCTTCGGGCGCTACTTCAAGATTTGATTTCGGACTTGTCGAAATATGGTTGGTCGGAGCAAACCCTGCGATTTACCTGGACGGCTGCGGCTGGGCAGGATCAGGGTTTGCTTACGACGATCTTCGGCCAAGGCTTCGATGGGCTTATCCAAGACTCCATGTGGAACGAGACCCGCCATATGCGTATCTACGGGCCGGTGGCTAATACTGTCTGGCAGGCTCTACAAACGCTGCCAAATGCTGGGCCGGAGTTCCAGTGTTGGTTTAGCGGGGGCCGGCTTTACGTTTCCCCTGAGCTAGCTATTACCGACACGCTTTCCGCAGTGTATACGACAAAGTATACTGTCGTTGCCGTGGATGGGGTTACCGTTAAGGAACGAATCACTGCTGATGACGATTCCCTACTCTTCCCCGACAGCGTAGTCTCCAAGGGCCTCGAATATAAGTGGCGGAAGCAAAAAGGCGAAGCCGGCTGGGAAGATGATTACAACGCCTTCATCGGCGCAGTCGCTGGAGAACTCGTTAAAAACGGAGCCCCTACGCTTTCCATGTCGTCACGAAACTCCGGCGCTCGGCCTGGTATCGTAATCCCCGCGGGCTCCTGGAATGTTTAAGACAAAAACAGCGCAACGGGCGAATAAGCCGTATAATCTCCCCAGTCCTGTCGGGGGGCTGGATACGGCCACCTCAATCATGGGCATGTCCGGGAGTCTTGCGGTATTTCTGGAAAACTGGTTCCCGCAGCCAGATGGGCTGGAACTCCGCGATGGGTTCACCGCGCATCGGACGGGCTTCCTAACGCAGATTGACGCTCTGCATGTCCACGCTGCCCCGAACGGGGGCGAATCTCTCTGGGCAACTAATAGCAGCGGGGTTTACGACGCTACTTCCGCTGGAGCTATTGGCGCCGCTGACATTGCCCTCACCGAAGGCAAGACAATCTCCACCACAATCTCAACCGGTGCGGGGAATTACCTCATGCTGGTGAATGGCGTGGATACTCTAAAACAATACGACGGCACAACCTGGTCGTCTATTGCCACCTTTGGTGCCACGGCTACTTCGGTGTATTCCTACGTCGAGACCTATCGCCAACGGCTTTTCCTTGTCAAGAAGAATAGCCTGGAGATTGAATACCTCGCCGCAAATGCAATCTCTGGCGCGGCTACGAATTACCCCCTCGGCGCGAACTTCCGGGAAGGCGGCTACATCGTTGCAATCGGGACTTGGACGATTGACTCCGGAACAGGCCCGGAGGATAAACTCGCGGTGGTTACCAACAAAGGGGAAATCGCCGTCTTCAACGGGAATGACCCGGCTACTTGGTCTTTCCAAGGGGTTTACCAAACCGGCCGGCCAATTGGGCCTCGGTGCCTTTTCAAATACGGCGGGGACTTGTTGATTATCACGGAAAGCGGCATTTTCCCGCTTTCTAGCGCTGTTCAATCGACAGCTATCGACCGGCAAAAAGCCATCTCCGAGCGAATCAAACCCCTCTTCGCCGCGGCAGCTACGTCTTTCCAGAATAACCAAGGCTGGCAGATCATTGTTGATCCGCTAAAACCCTGTCTTATTGTTAACATCCCCTCTACGCCGGTGAAGAAGCAGTTTGTAATGCATTCCCAGACGAAAGCCTGGACGACTTACACCGGTTGGGATGCCATCTGTTTTGCCCGAATGGGTAGTGAAATCTACTTCGGGACAGCTACCGAGGTTTGCAGAGTTAACGGGAATTCCGACAAAGGCGCGAATATCACTGCGACGATGCTACAAGCGCATACCAGGCTTGAGCGGCAGCAGACGAAGAAGATCGAGCTGGTAAAAGCCTATATCTCGAACAACAACGGGTTTACCTATAACCTAGGGCTCTCTAACGACTTCGCGGACCCGCGGGAAACCACGATGCTGCAATCTGGTGGGAACACCACCGCAGCTATTTGGGGGACTTCAATCTTTGGTGAGGCGTACTGGACAGGTATAACGGGCATCGCCCAGGATTGGCAAACCGTCCCCGACGACTACACACTTTGGAAAGCTCTGTATCTCCAAGTAACGTCGAATACCGCTCGGATTAAATACTTCGGCGCAGACCTGCTGTTCACATTAGGCGGCAATCTCTGAGCTTTAACCCCCTGGGTTGCTATTCCCAGGGGTTTCCGCTACTATACGCAATACTCAGTCGGGCAACCCGACGGCTATTCCTGATAACACCAGAATAGCAGATAAACCCCGCACAACGATTAGCGGGTATCCAACGGGATACCTAAAATGGTCATGGCGCGCAACGGGGTTGATACGATGGAATACAGCGGGCTTAACCGAGGGATGGCGAAGCCCGCTGCCGCAATAACCCCCCAGAAGACAATCACTCCGGTTAGTTATCCGGGGACTAGCCCTGCGCCAGCGGTTGCTGCGCCAACTCCAGCTGCTCCTGCGAATCTCCCGGGCATGTCCTGGGCGGATTACCAGGCTCAAGACGACGTGAGCTGGAATAACTCCGACAAGGTGAATGGCTTTGGCGCGATTGGGCGCTCTGTCGGGTATAACGGGCCGGTTCAAGAACGCTCTGGGCAGCAGGTTTACGTCGGCGAAGGTGAATCTGGACCGACGTATGAAGACGGTTGGCAATCGGCGGCTGGGCTGAATCAAGCTCTGTCAAACTATCGCTTTTCTCCTACAAAGGGAGAAGACGGGAAGCCGTCCGTCCAGGTCTATGACAACCAAGGGAATCCCCTTGGCGGCGCGCATAATGTCGCGGACTCGGGGATTAACCCTTGGCTGAAAGCGGCTACCGCGGCTATTATTGGTGGAGCTGGCCTTGGTGCGGCCGGAGTAGCCATGGGCGCCGGTGGCGGCGCAGGGGCGGGCGCAGCTGGTGGAACCTCCGGTGGGGGTTTTATCAGCCCCGAAGCCCTCGGTCTAGCGGGAGAAGCTGGCGCAACCGATGCTTGGGGCTCGACGCTGGCGAATAGCCTTGGCGAATTCAGCCTGGAGAATATCGGGGCCGCTGCTGGCGAAGGGGCGGCTGGCGATGCTGCGACTGCCGCTGCTTGGGGAGAAGGCGCTGCGGGATTAGGTGGCGATACCCTCTCCGCAATGGGCGTCACCGAAGGCACTGGGCTTGGCACTGCTGGAGCCTATACCACGGCCGCCGCTGATTCGCAGGCGGCTAATCTCGCCATGCAGGCCGCTGGTACTCCTACGGGGGCGGCAATCCCACCAGCTGGTGTTAGTCTCGGCAGCCTCGGCGGCGGTGCAACAGGCGGTGGTATTACAGATATTGCGTCGGCGCTAGCTGCGGCGAAATCCGGCCTGGGCTCTGTTGCTGACTTTGCTAAAGCGAACCCGCAGCTAGCCAGCCTGGGCGCTAGTGGGGCGGCCACGCTCCTGAACGGAAGCGGTGGGAATCCCCCGGCAGCTCCGGGGTCTGGCAGCGCCACCTCCGGCGGAACCAGCAACGATGCCCTAGTTAAAGCCCTGACGGATAAACTCTACGGCGCTGACGGCTCTATGTCGAAAAGCTTCGACTACTCCAGCGTCCCGGAATTGAAAACCTCCGCGGCGGAAGTCGGCCAGTTTAACCAGTCGGCATCTGACGCCGCGTATAGCAACGCCACTCGTTATCTCGATCCGCAGATCGCCCAACAGCAGCAAGCTCTAGAAGCTCGCCTGGCCGAACAAGGTTTTGTTCCCGGAACGCCTGGCTATAAGCAAGCCATGGCTAATTTCATGGACACTAACCAGCGAGCCTACGCCAGTGCCCGTGACACCGCCACTCTCCAGGGCTTTTCCCAGGGAAATAACCAATTCAACCAAAGCCTCTCGAATGCGAATTTGAATAATTCCGCCAGTCGAGAGAAACTTGCGCAGCTTCTCGCAGAGCGGAATCAGCCCTTGAACGAGCTAAACGCGCTTAAGACCGGTCAACAGCTAACTTACGAGAATCAGCTCGGCCAGTATAACGCGGATGTTACGTCGAAAAATTCGACTAATCAAGCCTTGAGCCAGCTAGCTCTCGCGCTTGGCATTTACCTGGGTTAATCATGGCAGACGATCTTAACAACAGTCTTCCCCCGGAGTACCTGGCGGAGATTGATGCGGCTAATAAAAAGCGCATGATTGCCCAGCTTTTGCAGAAGCAAGCTCTGGGGTTCCAGGGCGCCCCGACTGGCGGAAAAGTCGCGGCTAAAACCAGCCCACTTGCCTGGATGGCGAACGCCGCCTCGGGTTATCTCGGCGCGAGTGCGGATTCCGCGGGGGCTGGGGCTGTGCGGAATGTGCAGAATCGCGCCCTAGCCGATCAGAAAGCCGAAGGTGCGGCTCTTCTCGCGGCTCCGGAAGACCAACAACTAGCGCAGGCGCAAGCGGGAAAATTCCCCCAAACGCAGGCCCTGGGGAAACTCCTGTATGACCGAAAGGTTAAGCAGATGGAAGGATTCTCTGGCGCGGTCAAAGGGGTTGATCCAGCCGCTGCGGCTAATACGTTCCTGACGGGGAAACTCCCGACGGGGCCTTATACGCCTCCGGCTATCCCGGGCGAAGAGAGCAAACTCGACGCGCAAGGGAACCCCTATCTCCGCACAACCAACCAGAGGGGTGAAGTCGGCGTGCACTATGCCCCGAAGGATCGGAATATCACGGTGGACAATACGGGAGAATCTGCCGCGGCGAAAGCTGTCGGCGCGAAGATTCCTGAGCGCTATGCCGAAGTCACGGGGGCTGCAAAAGCCGCCGTTGCGGAAATGGAAGGCGCGAAGCGTATTAAAGCTCTCCTGGCCGACCCGGCGACGATTACCGGTTTTGGCGCTAATCCCGCAAGCTGGTTGGCGAATCTAGGGGCGAAGCTGAATCTCACTGGCCCTGACGCGGCGATTAAGACCCAGGCACTTTTCAGCGAACTGGCCTCGCAGACTCTGAATAACGTGAAACGCCTTCCCGGTGCTATCACGGAAAAGGAACGGCCTTTCCTCGCGGATGCCGCGGCTGGCCGGATCGAATGGACTCCGCAGGCTTTGCAGCGACTCGCCGATATTTCGGAAATGTCCGGGCATAACCAGCTCACTGAACTTTTGACGGAATATCAATCCCTCGGGACGCTGCCACAGGCAAATTCCTCCGGCGCGCCTCAAGCCTGGCCTTTTCCCAAAGGCTGGAACTTCACCGCTGATCCGAAGAAGTACACCGAAATTGGGCCGAATCGTTATCGCTATAACGAAGAGGCTAGCTCTCCGGCAAAGCCTGCCGCTGTCGCTGTTAACCCGGCTAGTCTTCCCCCGCCGAAGAACGGCCGAGCCTACTCCCTCGAAGAAGTCCGCCAGCTTTTCCCTAACGCGAAGCTGCCATAATGCCTATCATCCAAGTCGAAGTCGCGCCTGGTGTTATTATCCCCGTCGATACTGGGGATCAGCCGCATTCGTCCTTCGGGGAGCGAGCGCAGGAGACGTTATTCGCCGGTGCGCAGAAGGCTGGCGCAGGGTTGCTTAATCTTCCAGTGACGGCTGGCCGGGGGATTAAGTGGGCGCTGGATAAAGCCGGCGTCCCCGACAAGCCTGGGTCGATGCTGTCGGAATTTACGAAGCCGAACTATCTCGACGAGGTTGCGGCTGGGGCTGAGACTGCTTCGCGTGAGAAGGGGATTCAGAACCGATACGGCCGAGCGACGCTTGAAGGGCTTGCTGGCGCTCCGCTAATGGGTATGGCCGGTGCCGGACGTGCTTCGGTGGCCGCTGGGCTACCCCCTGCCGTGGCCGAGGGGGCCGACGCCCTTATGGGAGGTACCCCGGAAAAACCCTCTTGGGTGAAGACTCCCGTTGCGATTGGCGCGGGGCTGCTCACTGGTTTCGGCCTGGGCGGGAAAGGCTCTCGGGCTGAGGCCGACGTAAGGGAAGCCCTGAAGAAAACCACCCCCGGGCAGTTCTCCGAAGCTGAAAAGAATAGCCAGCTTTTCCGAGACGCGGGGATTCCGTCAGCGACGGTCGGAGAGGCGTTTGAGCCGGGTTCGTCGATTATGACGTTGGCGCAACGGGCTAGAGCTGGTTCGTTGCAGAATCCCCTGCGGGAGAGAACGGCTAACCGAGAAGCTGACTTGATGGCCGCGGGTGACGAGTTCAAAAATCGTATTCGCTCCGAGGTTGACCCGAACACCGTGGCTAATCAAGCCGGCGGAGCTGCTACGCAGATTGAACTACAAGCGAAGCGGGCCCAGCAGAATAACATTACGTCGAACCTCGCTGGCCGAGATATGCATCCGATGGATGTGGCCGACGTTTATAACAACATGCTACTCGCCGCCGGAAGCGCCCCGCGGGCTAACGTCGGCCAAGCTTATCGGCAAGTGGCAAAAGCCCTAATCGGGCAGGACGGCAAGCTGCTGACGAATCTCCAAGAGCTCAGTTACGCTATTCGTGATTTGAAGACTGGGATGAAGAATCCACTTTCCCCTACCTTCGGTGACCCGAGCCTGGATAAAGCTATTAACGTAGTAGACCAGGCTTTTCGGAAGAAGTCGCCCGATTATCGAAAAGCGATGGAGGAATTCGCCCAGGATGCGGGAGATCGGTTGACTATCCGCCAAGGGCCTGTTGGCAGCCTTGCGGATAAGAATCCCCTCGTTGCCGGGCAGACGCCGGTTTCGCGGCTGGAAGGCCTCGTTTCCGGGAATAGTACCGCTACGGTTAAGAAGACGGCACAGGAATTGGCTAGTCCGCTAATGACTAACGGCCAGCCTGTCGCCCCGCTAGATATTGCACGGGCGTTGGCTCAACGGAAACTCTCCGAGCGCCCCAGCGATCCGGGGCAAGCCATGCGGGGAAATCCGGGTTCGGAAAAAGAAGCCGGCTTTAATGCGCTCCTCGAAGCCGGCGGTGCTGACGTTGTCCGGGTTAATCAACCCCTTCGAGCGGCTGACAAGCTTCAAGCTTTCGCCAAACCAGCCGGGCTTAACGAGCTTCCTAAAATGCAATGGCGGCAGGCGCTTCTTCGCCCATTCCGTACTCTTGATATGATGCTCACCGCGAAGAACGAACACGGAGTGCAAGAGGAAATTGCTAAAATCCTCGCCCGTAACGACCCAAAAGCTGTCTCTGACCTTCAGAAACTAGCAATGTTTGATCCGTCCGTGCGAAAGAGCCTTTCGCTACTGTCGGCAATTAACGCGTATTCACAGACGCAGGGGAACTAATATGTCCTGGAACGGCCTTGGAACTTTCGTATTAAACCCAGCCTTCAGTCCGGAGGTTAATGGGAATATCATCGACGCGGTTCGGTATAATGGACTGTTCTCCGATCTTGCTACGGGACTAACTGCAGCCCTGGCGAAGAATGGGGAGAATGTCCCCACCGGGAATCTTCCGATGGGTGGGTATAAGCACACAGGTGCCGCCGCTGCAACAGCAGCCGGGCAGTATCTCGAATACTCGCAGGCGATTGGCCTGGGTATTGCGGTTGGCGTGATTCCTCAGAATAGCCAAAGTGCCGCGTATACTTTGGTTGCTGCTGATGCTGGTTATCACATCTTCCACCCGTCAGCTGATACCACTGCCCGAATCTGGACGATTCCGGCGAACGCTTCCGTGGCATATGCGATTGGGACGGCGATTACTTTTATCAATCAAAACGGCGCGGGGGTTATCACGATTGCGATAACCAGTGATACGCTGCGCCTCGCCGGCGCGGGAACTACGGGTAGCCGAAGCCTCGCCGCGAATGGGTGCTGCACGGCGGTTAAGGTTACCGCGACTGAGTGGATTATCTCCGGTACGGGGTTGACGTAATGCACGCGATGGCTCAGGCTCTGCTGATGAATTCAGCATTATCCGCTGATCCCTACTTTGCAAACGTAGCGTCACTGCTTTCGTTTGAGGATTTGGCAACCAGTTTTATCCCCCTAGACGCGATCCCAGCGGTGACGTGGACGAACGACTTAAATCGCATGGTAGCTAGTAGCTCTGCCGCCTTGTATGGTAATTTGAGTATGTTTCGTGGGTCTGAGGGTTCTGGGGGGCTTCGCACCTCTTTATTGAAAACCTCGCCCGGAACCGTGGCTTTTACAGCGGAAATCGGAGTGAAGTTTACTGGGTTTCCGACGGCGATCCCCGACCAAAATCGGTTTTGGGACATTTCTTGGTCCGGTGATGCGCATAGTCTAACTGTCAATAGCCTTGACGGAAAGTTATACTACGTCGATGGCGCGTATAATCAATGGATAACTACTCAAACAATGGTAGTTGGCCCTTGGTATCAAGTTGCAATCGTATTCGATCTAACCTCTGTCCGAATCTTTGTAGACGGAATTCTAGTGCTAACTCGCGCGCAAATCGCCGGATTTCCTGGGTCAAGTGTTCCCGTTACTTACGCCCCAGGTCGGTGTGAGCGCGGTAACGGTGACTACTATCTTGGATACATCGATGAATGCCGGCTTACTGTCGGCGTTGCTCGATATACCGCAGACTATCTTCCACCAAGCAGTGCTTTTCCACGCTTTTAATATGTTCGATAACTCTGAAATCACACGCGGCACTCCTGGGGTAATCGGGGCACTTTCGGCCATGCTCTGGTTGAAAGAAACCCTAGTCCGGAAAATCTCCGCAGTTATTGCGGGCTCCGCGGCTAGTTATTACTGCACGCCTTTCGGCCTTCGATTGTTCGAGTCGGCCGATTCTAATCTAATCGCGTTTCTCATTGGGCTATTCGGAATGGCAGTAGCTGCGAAGTTATTCGAGATTCTTGAACAATTTCCCGCGAAGTCTATCGTCGAACGAATCCTCACGAAACTGGGGCTTTAATCGTGGACTTGACAACTTGGATCAGCGTAGTATCCTTGGGAATTGTCGGAATGCTTTGCACTATCGGGGTATTTTATGCCGGCTACCGAGAAAATATCTTTGAACGAGTCGGTGCGAGTTTTCTAGCAATCTGGTGCTTTGCTCGGATCGATTATAAGTTCACAACGGACACCCCAACCGAGCCGGTGCATTTGTTTTTGCATATTGGGCTTGCGTTGTTTTTCGGGGGGTTGGCTTATTCCATGAAGAGCGGCCCTATTTCTTTCCGTTTGAGTTACTTCAAACGATTGTTTCAACATCATATTTGAGGATTTTATGTATTCAACTAGCCTTCGCCCTTTGGGGTATCAGCAGATTACGTCGCTTGCGGCGAGTACGGCATTGACGGTGCCGGCGGGGGCCGCGCTGGCGCTTATTAAGCCCAGTACGCAGGCTATTCGGGTTCGGGATGACGGGACGGCGCCGACTGCGGCTGTGGGTTATCCGGTTGCGGTAGGTGTGGAATACCGGGTAGAAGGCGGCCTCTCCTCCTTCCGCATGATTGAACAAACCGCGTCGGCTTCGGTTGACGTGCTGTATTACGGAGCTGCGTAATGACCACTCAAGCTTTTTCCGCCGATTCGGCGAAGGACTATCTCGGGACGGAACTTGATGCGCTGACCAGCACAATGACCGTGCTGATGAAGACGAATAAGTATTACACGGATAATTCCCTAAAACAGACAGGGCAGAGCTATACTGTTACTCGTGAGTGGGGGAAAATCGCAGTTGAACAAGGCTGGGCTTCGGATACGGGGGCGGTGCTGCCTGTAGTTCCTACACCCGCAGGACTGACGGCGGCGGAAGTGGTGGCGACTAAACCCCTGGTGTCAGATGATGGGATTGCGCCGCCGACCAGCAACGTGATAGCGGCAGTGGGCGCGGCGGGCGTGCTGACCGGGGCCTACTACTACTCGACTACCTACGTCACGGCGCTGGGCGAAACCGCTCCGTGGCCCGGCACTGCAACGGTGGTGAACCCATCGTCGCAACAGGTCAACCTGACCGCCATCCCTGTCGGCCCTGCCGGCGTTATCGCACGGCGCATCTACCGGACGCCGGCAGTTTCTGGCGTGGTTGATCCGAAGGATTACCGCTATGTCGCGGAAGTCAACGACAACACCACAACCACGTACACCGACAACACCGCCGATGGCTCTCTCGGCGCGGCAGTGGACTGGACTGCGAGCAATCGCGGCCAGTTCAAGGATGCGACGCAAGTCCGGTTTGCCGCATTCAGCGATCAATCTACGGCGCTCGGGAAGGGCACCTTCAGCACCAACACGGGGTATGCCAGCACGGCTGTCGGATTTGAAGCCCTGAAAATCAACACGACCGGGCGGCGCAATACCGCGTTGGGTGTGTATTCGCTCACCAGCCTGACGACGGGCTATGAAAACACCGCTGTGGGGGTGCATTCTGGGCAGTATCTGGCGACCGGGGCTGCCAACGTCTTTGTCGGCTACACCGCAGGGTTCAACAGCACGGGGACGGCGAACTACAACGTCGGCGTCGGCGTCGGCGCATTGGCTGCAACGGCCGGGGTCGGTAGCGGAAACGTCGCCTTGGGTTACCGATCCCTATATTCGATCAACACCGCAGACCAGTGCATCGGCATTGGCTACTTTGCCGGGCGCGCGGCGGGGGCGTCGAGGCAGCTATTCATCGACAACGTGGACCGGGGGGTCACGCTTGCGGCAGCCCAGGACAGCGGGCTGATCTACGGCAAGGGAGAAAGCACTGCACAAACCCAGGTGCTGCACTTCAACGCGGCAACGCGGGTCGGCTGGGGATCGGCGACCGTCGCGCAACTGCCAGCGGCGGCGGCCGGACTCAAGGGCTTCCGGGCCTGGGTAGGTGACGCCACTGTGGCCTACACCTCGGCCAACGTCGGCAGCACCGTAGCGGGTGGCGGCGCCAACACCGTGCCGGTCTTTTGCAACGGCACCAATTGGGTTGTCGGTTAAGTTTGTTTCTTAAATTTCCCCCACTAGCCGGCAAAAAGCCCCTACTCAGGGGCTTTATTTTGGGCAGAGATTTCATCTATTGTTAGTTTAAGACAGTCCGAGAACCGCTTACAGGCCATTTTCCCCGCATCGAGTCTTCGGTAATGGTACCAGAGCGTATGTTCGGATATTCCGATGAATGGGGCCATATCTGTGGCTTTTTGCCCGCGGGCTCGACATAGTTCGAGGTAGCCTTTAAGGCAGCAATAGCCATCAGACTGGATTTTCGCAAGGAGACTTTCTGAACGAGCGGTCATAGTTTAATCACCAGCCTTTTTCCTTGATCGATGCGGATATACTGGGCCTCCATCATGCCCCGGAGGATACCCTCGAACTCTTCTGGATCGGGATAATGCCGGTGCATGTACCGATAGAGGAGGTTAAAATCACAGCTTCCGTCGTACCGGTCGAGGAAAGCTAGAACCTGGAGAGCCGCATTCGAGTCGGCGGACATTCCGATCTTGTTGTAAACCTTAGGCATGTTGCCTTCGAGTTCGGTTATTAGAGCGACGGCGCGCTCTAGTAGGGCTCGGTCGATGACGAGATTATCTCCCCGGGAGACTGCGAGAACCATGGCGACTTTGTGGACGAGAGTTTGCTTTCGAGCGATGTAGCCGCCGATTAGAGTAGCATCAAGCTGCTTTGATTCGACCTTATGGAACCGTTCGTACCATTCCCGTCCCCAAGCCTTCGCGTCTTCGGTGATGGTGAAACCCCCGACGAGCTGGGAAATTCGTTCAAGGTCTCGGACGAGCTTTCCTTGTCGCTCGACGTAATCCGGGGGCATGTGGTCCTGCGGATAGGCAATGTAACGGGACTTCTCTTCCCCATAGACGAAAAGCATGCGAGAGGTTAAGCCTCCTCCGATTAGGTATTGTGGGACGTTTTCCGCGATCCAGCTCGGCGTCGTACAAGCAATCATATTCAGACTCGGCGTAGGGATAATCAATTCCCCGTCCATCCGAGTCCGCTTTTTCATCTCATACCCGTCCCAGACGTGGATTAGCTGGTTCACCATATCAATGTCTTTCATGTTCAGGGTAATCCCGAACTCGGAGCTATTGATATAGAGGGGATACTGCGTCCGCATTTCTGTTGGGGAGACCTGGAATTCATCCCCGACTTCAAGAAAAGCGTCGTAGAGGGATTGCCAGGTGAGGGTGGTTGGGCCTTGGTGGATACCGGGGATTTGCTTTAGGAGGCGCATTCCGAGGTCGGAAGTGCTGCTTTTTTGGACAATCCCTGGAGGGGCGACTAGCAGGGTATAGAGATTAGGGTACCAGGAAAATGTCCCCATATCGAGCCACACCCGCCGACGAAGCGCGCAGGCGATGGTCTGTACCCCTACCCAGAAGTAAAAGTGGGGGGGCGCTTCCCCCCAGGTTGTATTATTCATGAACTCGGTGAGCCAGTCTGGGAGTTCGCGGTCGGATTCAGTTGTCACGGCGGCCCTTATTTAGTCGCGCATACAGCGCGTCATTTCGTGTGATGTTAGCCACTATTGCCGGCGCATTTCGCTTAAAGGTTTCGCTGACAATCCAGGTAAAAAGACCTGGGAGGCCGCTAATCTGCTTTCGATACCAAGCAGATTGCCGACGGTGCCAGTTATTACCACGAGCACGCTCTCCATGCCAGCGGCATTGCGAATCAAGCCAGTGATATCGGAGCATGTCGTTCGGCGTCATTCACAACCCCACTGCTTTCAGCATAGCTAAACCAGACATATTATCACTCGACAAGCCGACTTCTTGCGTGATACGTTCAATAAGCATGCGCTTATTTAGAATAACGGTAACTCTCCAGAGGCGGGAATCACATTTAACTTCCCCATAAGAAATGCGTAAATCCCCGCGTAGACAGTCCAACCAACCAAAGGCTATCTCGTCAAGTGGGCGCCCTATTAGAAAAGGCAATACTTCAATGGCGGCTAGGCAGCGCGTTGGAAGATTCGGCCGTTGCGGTATTGGTAAAATCATTTGCAGTCTCCCCAGCTAGTGTTAGAGGTCTTGAATCCCACCGGAATAACCAGTGGCTCGTCGTAAGGAATCACGATTTGGGAAAGCTCCCGTAGTTTTTCAATCTCTTGATCTTTGCGAGTCGATAGAAACTGCCCGGCAAGCGAGTCGTGGACTTGGATAAGAAGCTGCGTAGAAGTCTCGCCTGCTTGCGCGGCAGCGTCGATTCGTACCAGTGCCCGGTTAATAACACCCGCGACCGTACTCTGTGGCCCCCATGCGAGAAATTCTGGAAGCATAAAACGTCCGAAGTTATAGAGGCGTGCACCGAAACGGTTTTCAAGGTAGCCAGTTTCTGAGACAGCTTTTTCTGTTCGGGTATGCCAGCGGCGGATACCCGGGTGTGCAGAGAACCATCTTGCACGGAATACCGAGGCTTCGTGAACAGTAATTCCCAAAGCCACAGCGAGCTTTCGGTCGCCCACCCCGTAGTTAGTGGCATGGACGCCGGCCTTTGCTTTGCCGCGATTTGCCTCGCCGATTCGCGCGCGATGGTTTTTATAATTCGGGTGCGATTCCATGAGTTCGTCATGGGGAATTCCTTTGATGTTGAAGATATCCACGGCGGAGAAGCAGTGCATGTCTAGGCCCAGGCGGAGGGCTTTTTTCAGGTCGGAATCATCGGCTTCCCAAACGACGACTTGGAGGTCGGCCCGGTCCAGGTCCATGTCGAAGAAGGTATAGCCTTCATCGGGGATGAAGAGCTTTCGGATATTCGGGAGCTTGATGTAATCAGTGCTGCCGGCGAGTTTGTTTTTCTCAGAAACCGGGATATTCTGCAAGTTCATGCCAGAGCCGAATGCGTTTTCGGATGACGAGAACCTGTACGTGGTGGGGCCGGCGATGGAGAAAGAACACCGCATTCTCCCGTCGGAATCCAAATCCGCTTCCACGAAGGTTCCCCGGAAGACACCGAGCGAGCGGAGTTCTAGAATAAGCTGGACGAGCGGGCGTAATAGTGGTTCCCTTTCAGCAACGGTGGCAAGTGCGGCGGAGTTTGTGGTTAGCCCTTCCGTGATGATATTACGGATTCCAGCGATGCCGAGGTCGTTGTAGAAGAATTTGAGGAGCTGCGCGGGGGATTTTGGATTTAGTTCGTGGCCGGCGATCCAGTTTAGTTGCTCTTGCCGGTCGATGGTTGTTCGGAGAAGTTCGGCGCTTAAGGCAGTTCGCATTCCCGTGTCGATGCGGATTCCCCGGTTCATCATGCGGAGAACGGGGAAGAATAGGGATTGCTGGAAATCGAAGTGTTCGGAGGATTTGCTCATAGCCAAGACCTACCGTGTTTAATGTCACATATTGTTTGCGGTGTCACTCCGAATTCCCTCGCTAGTTTTGTTTGATTAGGTTTAGAGACCAAGCGTAGGCGAATCGTTGTAACTTGTTCTTGCGTCAGTTTTGCCAAGCTGCTATTCCTAACATTAATTGCTGCCGTGACCCAGCGACAATTATCGGGTTGATAACTTTTAGTATTATCTATGCGATCAATCTGCAATCCCACTGCATAAAAGGGAAACATATCAGCATAGAAGTTAGGAAAAGCACGCCAGCGTTCACACACGGTAATACCCTTACCCCCATAATGGCGATAGGCTACATCGCGTGGATCGTAGCAACGTGCATGGATGTTTCGCCACACGGTAGTAAAAGGGTGTTTACTTGTCAACGGGTTAAATTTACTCACGATCCCGCTCCTTTAGAATCTCTGCGTCGATCTCATATGTAATACACGCATCTTTGCAGTTGTATTCCCAGAATTGTTTTTCACCGAGTTTTGGATCCCAATCCTTGATCTCCCCTTTCCAATAGACATGATCGGCAGCATACATTGAGGATAAAAAGTCAAGGCCCTTTCGGATATTACTATGCAGAGAGTGATGGGCAATCATGGTGTCTCGTACATTAACGGGCAATACTCCCCAATGGCGCCAGAAATACTGCGTATCATACAGGTAGTTTTGGCCGACCCAAAGGACATTTGGATGATGGAATAGTTGTGCATACAACCATATGATCTGGGCTTCGTCATCAATGCTCCAGTAGAAGGGGTTTTCGTCGTTTACGACAAGATGGGGGATGCAGATGGCTTCGGTTTCGCTCCAGGCGATTCCAAAGCAGGCGATGTTAGCCGCGCGGGTTTCGAGGTCGCCGGAGAGTTTGAGCTTTTCTTCAGAACCGCGGAGTAGTTCTGCCCGAGCATATAAATCCGCGAGGCAATCCAGAACTTGGTCAAGTTTGGGCTGGATGATAAAATCATAGGTTCTCGGTAGCTGCTTTTGGGTGTAGATGTTATACGCACGGGTGAGGTCCATTTGAAGGATAAAAGCCTGGTCGGGCTGCATGACCAGGGTGCGGGGGTGGATTGTGGGGAGCAGGGTGAAGGGGTAGCCGGGGGGTGTCAGGCGAGAGCCCCGCCATTTTGCGATCTGCGTGGGACCTGCGAACCACGCTAGGGCTGCTTTGCCAAGGGTGACGACCACTTTCGGGGCGACTTCCGCTAGGCGGGCCTCAAGGGCCTCACAGCCAGCCGCAAGCGTCGGGTGGAACCATTTTCCCCCCTTATTAACCCAGCCGGCCCCTGGACAAGTCTTGCGCTCGGAAATCCAGTTGTCGATATCGCCTTCCGGGGGCGAGACTTCGGTGAGGGTGGAGAAATAGCAAGAGGTCGAGACAATGCCGAGGCGATTAAGTAGCTCGAAAACCTTGCGGCTGCCGTCGCCATAGCCGTCGGGGTAATCGCCGATTACGGCAACCTCAGCGGGGATTGGTCCGAATTGGGGCATTATACCACTCTCGTTTGCAGATTAAGATCGCATAGAAAAGAGGGCTTTCGCCCTCCGTGAGCTTTGGGGAATTACAAAGCTGGGTCGTTAGCCCCTGCCGGAATGACTGGCAGGACTGGCACGGCTTCTTCCATGTCGGCAATGACCCAGGCTCCGGAAGCGACTTGGGAGTAAAGAAGGGTGAAGCGTCGTCCATAGGCATCGAAGTATTCCGCGGTGGCGGTCTTTGGGAGAAGATCGCCATATCGGCGGAGAAGGGCTAGGAGGGTATCGGGGATGGATTCTCCGAGGCCGATGGCTTGGAAGATTCGGCCATTGGGATTTCCCAGGATGGGAAGTTGGATGCAGAGTTTGGTCATGCTTTATCTGCCCGGAGTTGCGCGGCGGAGTCGGAATACTTTTTCCCGTAGCGTTTGGCGAGTTTGGTTTGGCAGTGGGCGATGGTTTCCGGCCGCATAACCCCCAGTCCTTGCCGAAGACCTTCTAGGTAGAACTCGATATCCCCGAATTCTTCGATGATGTTATCGAAGTCAAGGGGCTTGTTATAGATGATGCCTTTTTTAATGGCATCGGAGAGTTCCCCGACTTCTCCACCCAGGCCGATCAGCATGTGGAGGATATGGGCCTGGTTCGGTGTGAGGTTGTTGAGAATATCCTGCCCAGGTTTAGCGAGTGCGGTTACCATCTGGGGAAAAGTTGGATTTGGCATAATTGTACCTATGAAAAAGGCCCCGAAGGGCCTAGGTTTAGTTCAGAACCAAAGCCCGACTGCCCGTGCTTGTTGGCGAGTCATTCGTCGGATGGCAAGGGGAAGGCGATTAATAGCGGTTTCCCGGGCATTCAAGTTCTTCCGCGCCTCGTCGCATTCGCGGAGAACAGATTCTTCGAGAGTTTCTGCCTCATGCGCGGCTTCATCCAAGCCGGAAGGATTGCTGGAAATACCAGTTCCACAGTTTGTGCTGTTCATGATTTCCTCAAAAGGAAGTGGGCTGAGCAATGCCGCGGATTACGGCCATGAAACCCTGTTGCAGTTGCGTAGCGCCGACGCTAATCCAGCGTTGATCGAGCGAGGGTAGCAGAGGCGGAGTTTCCCCTTGCCGCGTAATCTGCGCCCGTTGCACATCGGCGTGGGTGCGCAGCTTGGCGATATATGCGCCACACTGTTCTGCGAGGGCTTTTCCCTCGTTCATCAAAGCCACTTCTGCTTCTGTAAGCTGTCGATAGCCTGTGATTTTTGGTTGGATAAAAGTTTCCATGATTACACCTTCGTATAACCGACGATTTCGTCGTTAACCACGCCGTAGAACTCACCTTCGGGATTACCGTCGTCCTTGTAGTGCGGCTTGTGGCCGATGCTAATACGCAGCATCTGCCCGACCATCATCGACAGGGGCTTTCCGTTCGTGCCGGTGGCTTCACGCAGGCGGCCGAGGCGGATGTTCTTATTCGGCCCGGTGGCGATCTGCCCGCCGTTCATATCCAGCATGATGCCGAGCTGGGTGGTGGCCTTTTCCGGGGAACCGACGATCTGGCTGGTATAGTCGTGATCGGTGATTTCCAGCTTTACGTCCATGCGCGCCCAGGGGGTAGAGGGCTTGCCAGGCTTATTGGAAACGCCATCGGAGAAGGTAATCTCCGTGATCTGCGCAACGGTTTCGCCGATTGGAAGCGGGTCACGCCGGGTGGCGTTAGCTTCGACGTTGTTGGACATGAGGGAAACGGGGTCAAAGAGACGGGACATTTTTAGTTCCTAGGGTTGATAGCGGAGGGGTTTTACAAACCACACTCTGTCCGCTTTGCAGAGTGAGATAGGAGTATCGCAGGGTTGCGATTGAATGTCAAGGGATTTCGATTTGCGGAAGTGGCGTTTCGCTGGGGGGAAGGTTGAGGGTGATGGTAATATCGTCCCGCAGATGGTTGAAAAGGTTGAGGTCGAATTCTTGGCCGGTACTGTCGGTGATTTTCACCTGGAGCACCTGGCAGCCGGAGAGTTCCTGCCGATAGGATGACATGACAACGCTGCGGATATTATGCAACCCGAGAAGTGCGTGGGACATGGTTATTCCTTAAAAAGAGCGATAACTACCTGCGCGGATTCGGCGAAGGGAGTTTGATCGCGGGGGATGAAGGTGAGGGAATAGCGAGCGTGGAGGATAGCTGCCGCGCTTACAATGCCCTCGGGTGAGATTGTCGGCGAGGGGCTAGGTAGAGCTTTTTCGTAAACACCTCCTTCAACAATACACAGCTTGTGGGTTGCGTAGTTTAGGTATTCCTGAGCCCCGTTAAAGGCCCCTCCGATATATTGGACGATGAAGAAGTCAGGGGCTTGGAAAGCCGGGCGGGTTTGGTAGGTCGGTTTGGTAATTGTCGGACGGGCTTCCAGGGGCTCCCAGGTCTCGTGATAGCTATCTCGGCCCTTAATCTCCCGTATAAGCTGGTTTAACATTTTCTGCTCAAGCTCGTCAAAATCGGGGCCATTCATGTCAGTCGCCTCGTCAATCCACCAAACTTCAGTGGCCTGTTCTTGGGTTTTATCCCTGGGAAGAGCTGGCGAGTTCTGCGCGCTTTGCCCACTTTGCGTAAATCTGCTCAAAGTCTGCTGGTATTTTCGCCGAGAGCGGTAGGTTTCGTGTTTTAACGTCGGCTTGGGCATTTGCGGTGTCCCAGTAGAACTTATCTGTTTCCCGGACGGTGAGGATTACGTCGGAGAAAGGCTGGGTAATTTGGGTGGTGATGGCCTTACCCAGCGCGGCGACCATGAGCTTAATGCCGCCGAGGATCATATCGGTTTCGCGCTCGACGTGGGCGATTACAACGACGTGGCAGATGCAGCCGGAGGTTAGCTTATGGAGAAGGGACATAAGCGCCTGTTGGGCGATTCCCCAGTCGGACATGTCTTTGACTGCTTTTGTGCCGATGACCATTTCCATGGCGATACGGTTTAGGGCGGAAAGGGAATCGATAACTAGAACCGCGCCGTTAGACCAGGAATCTACCGGGCCGAATTTCTTCCCCGTTCGCTGATCGGAAAAGTCATTCAGAATCGTGTAGAGTTCGGTCATTTGGTTATTCTTGCTGCGATTCATGTCTTTCATTCGCGCAAGGCCGGCGAGGTCGAATTTGCCGATATCATCGGCCGACTTCATGAGCTGGGCGAAACCCTGTGTCTTCGGCTGGAGGTAATGCCAGTGGAGATTCGGGGGAATCGGCTCGTTGAAGTCGGAGTAGCTTCCGATCAGGGTTTCTAGACCAGGTTCGAGGAAAAGGGCGAAGGTTTCCAGGCCAGTTGCGGCCAACGACTTGATGGAATAGGTTTTCCCGGTGCCTGACGGGCCCATTAGGAGGACGTTAAAGCCAGGATATTGGGGGTTGATTTGGATGGTGGTTGCTTCGGGCATGATTAGATTCTCGGGAGGTTGAGGATTTCTTGCGGGGATTCGGCGGCTTTGAGGGCGCCGGTGCCCTCCGGCCCAGCTTCCCACAGCCGCGTGCAGTCGTCGCTCTCAACAATTGTGACGATGTGGTCGAGGTTTACCCAGGTCTCCCCTTCAGTGGGGTGGGTTAGTTTTACGAAAGAGGTCAAGTTAGTCTTCCTTATAGCACTTAATACAACAGCCGAGGTATTCGTCGTCGCCAACAAACATCGGGCCTTTGCAGATGGGGCAGGGCTTATCCGAGGGCAAGGCCAGCCGTTCGTTTTCTCCCTCCGGTAGTGTGAAGGGTTCTATGCCGATTCCGTCATTCAAAAGTTTGGACAGGTCCATTTCATTTTCCTAGGATTTGGTTAGTCAGCATCAGGGCTTCATGCCGAAGAAGGCCATCGCTGATGCGTTCGAGGGTTTGGTTGAGATTACTCGCGCCGGAGAAATCCCCCCAGCCGATTCTTTGTAGGAAGGAACCCCCTCGGTTGAAGGAGTTTCCGTGTTTTTCACAAGGCCAGGTGGAATTAATCCAGGTTTTTCCCGGGTCACCGGCGGCGATTTCCACACGTCCCCATTGTTCCCCGCAGGTGGAGCAGGTGTAGGTATAACCGGCGCAGTTGCCCCCGAGGCTAAAGCCGCCGATAGGGATTCTTTGGTCTCGGAAAACCACGTTTCGCACTCTATCACCAGGACTTTCTGCGCGACGAGGTTATTCTCCCCCATCGCACGACTAGCGCGGTATACCAAGGTAGCGGCCGTGGCAAGGAGATTTTGGAGGAGGAGTTCTCGCTCGGAATAGTCTCGCATGGGGTTTCCTGTGGGGTGTAGAGGTCGGCGAAGACGCTTTCGTGGAGGACGCTGGGATAGGGGGAGGCGGAGCTATCCGGCCAGTCGATTCGTCGGTAGAGGATGTATTTTCCATACGGGGGGAAAATGAAGGTAGAGAGGACGACTACTCGTTCGAGGATCGCGCTGTCGATTACGGCGAACCATACCGTAGATGGTTGGATGCGGGGGGTGTTCATACGGCTGGGATTAGTTCGAGGATTTGTTGAATAGACTCTTCAACAAAAACAGGATTAGTCGCGCCGGTTAGGGTGACCCAAGTGCCGACTCGATTGGAAGCACCGGTCCCTTGCAGTAGGGTAATATGCTCCGCAATGACAACAACAGGGACGGACGTTTTCCCGACCATGGTAGTTAGATGGATGGGGGTCATGGTTTTTCCTTGGTGAAGTTAGGGCAGATTCCCCCGCCGGCTACAAATGCCTTTAATACAGGGCAGCGGTAGACGATTCCCAGGCCGCCGGCATCTGTGTAGGGGGCGATTGTGACACTCGCGCAGTTTCGGCAAGAGTCTCGTTTTCCCGGGGGGAGATAGCCCAGGGAGGTTAGCTTAGTCCGAGCGTAGAGACGGTTACCCATTATCTGTGACGGGAGTAATCGGGATGATCGTCTCTTCCCGAGTGATCGGGTCGAAGCGGCGTTTTTGGAACTGCCCGTCTAGCCAGGGTTGGGGGTTATTTGACATGCAGGGCTGCTGGAACATGCACCCGCCGTAGCTGGTACAAGCATCGGAGAGATTAACATCCCAGTAGCCCTCTTCCCAGGCTTTTATCGCCCGGCGGATGTCCCGGATGATTTGCCCGTGCCACTCGGCGACGTGGTGCGGCGTTCGGACTGTGATAGCCTGTGCATGGTTAATCGAAGTTTTAAGGATTGCGATTCCCCGGACAACGATCTGAGATACCGGAATACCATACTCACGAGCAGCCCAGCTATAACCTGAAAACTGTCCACGGCGATTCCACTGGGCGGCCCAGGTTTGGCCGAGCTGTCCGGTTGTTTTATCGTCGTAGATACTGAGAGCGCCTGCGTATGTTGCCACCATGTCTGCTCTTCCGGCGTACAGTATTGGCTCGCCGGTTTCCGGGTGCAGGAGGTTTTCATCGAGGGGGAGGGCGAAGTTGAATTCGACCATGGGTTTTCCGTTGGCTGCGTAATGCGGCTGGACGGGATCAGAGGCAAGGGGGAAGGCGGAGACGTAGTAGGAGAAGGCTTCGATTAGTCGGTCGAGGGATTTCGACGCGCCAGAGCCGCGCTCAGGGGCTTGGAAGTCACCATAGGCGGCAATGAGGCGGGCTAGGCCGATTGCGTGGGCGGTGTCTGCGTCGAGCTTGTCCCCGTAGTAGGCGAGGCGCATAGCTTCGAGGGCTTCCGCCCAGGCTTTCCCCGCGTGTAGGTGGATCGATGGTGCGGGGAATTTGTAGTGCTCGAAGTGTTCCCAGAAGGCGGCTCTAGGGCAGGAGACGAAAGCGGAACGTAAACTTTCGTTCCAAACTAAGGGAAAAGGTGTGCGGGTCATGGCTTGCTCGCTAGGTATTGGGTAGCCGCTGAATCAAGCTGCGCGGCGCTTAATGGAATTGCGAAAACACCACGTCGCTCGAAATAGTCTCTGGAGTATTGTTCTAGTGTAATTGCTGGGGTTTCGCCGGGGCGGAAGCGGTGCTCCAGGGGTCCGAGATTGGTCTCCCCATTACGAAGTACCGCGTTAAAAACATAGGTCGAACGGCCTATGAGGAATAGATCGCCATGCGCGTAAAGCTGGGAATCGGTGAATATCAGATCACAGCCAGTAATGAGGCAGCGGACGAGTGGGGTTGTCATGTCAATTCCTCCAGACGATAGACGGTCATATTCTGCGTACGGCCTGAATCTGACCAACCTTCGTCGGTCAATATCCCATCGTTTTTCATAGTCCGGGGATTAACTTGGTAGACTTCCCCCGTCTCGTTGATGCGAAGGAAAAGCAGGTTATTTCCCTTCATCAAATACAGGCCAGGTGTTTTCTTGGCCGTGACAATAGCCGAGGGAACCCGCGAGGTAAAACGGCTACCACTATCTCCTCCGTATAGCGTTGCAAAGACTTCCATTTTCCGAAGTTGGCGTTCTTCGGGGCTGCCGGCTTCATCGACGTATTTCCGAGCGGCCAGTAATTCAGATTTGGGGGGTGGCATGTTAAAATCCAATTCCGGTTTTCGTGTCGTAGACGATTAGTTCGATCTTTTCCCGCAGGACGGTTGCGCCATAAAGCCGAAGTTCTGCCGCTGCAAATTGCATTTCCTCAAAGATTTTCTGATGGGACTTGCTATGTCGCGTGAGGTAAAAATGAGAGCCATCCCCAAGAAGCGGGTCTCGTTTGATTTCGCTGGTTTTCCAGCCGCAGCGCGTAGCGATTTCTGTGGCGACAGGTTCATCGGCGACGGTTACGGTGATATGGCATTCGTAGTTCATTTGTCGCTCCATGCTTGTGCTTGGTATTCCTCGTCTTTTTCCCGGAGGATTTCCATAGCCTTTTCCGCGGCTTCAAGGCAGGCATCATCGAGCCGGATAAAATCCATCGGCTTGAGTTCGTGTTCGCCCAGTTCTAGGCCGAAGAGTTTGATCGAAGTGATTGCAAACTCAGGGTCGGTGGGTTCCTCGGCGTTTTCCCAGGGGCCGGACGTTACCCCGGGGGAGCCTTCGGTGTAGTCGCCTTCGATGGCGTATTCGTCATCACCGAGGAAGATGGAGAATTGGAGAGGGGTGGTCATGCAAACTCCCGGAGGATTGCCTTAGCGAAGGCAAGATGGTCAGGGGCGGCTTTTGTGCCGTAGTATTCGACGATGAATTTCGAGAGGTCAGTTTCGTCGAGAGTGGGTTTCGCGTCGAGAGCTTTATCCGCGAGGGCGAACAGCTTCCGGACTTGCTTTTCCAGGGAGAGCACCCGGGAGTAGAGTTCTTCGTCGTGGGAGGGCGCCACAACGGTTTCCGCCCGGTTCTTTGCTGAGATTCCATGGATTTCCCGGGAGGTCGAAACATGGTTTCGGTTGATGCCGGGGATATCTAGCTTTTCGCTGGCGTAGAGCGCGAAAACCGTGTCGTTCTGGCCGGAGGAGGTGTACTCCGCTGCGACTAGCGTAGCGAGTTGGAAGACTTCCTTCGGGGAAAGCCGGCGGACGTTTTCCGGGGATTTGCGCTTGGGCTTGCCGGGCATACCAAAAACGAGGGGGGTTTGTTCCGACATTATTTTCTCCCAGCGAGGATAACGCAAGCAACATGGCGGCTGTCGAGTGCGCAGGCCGTTTCCAGCGGTGCGGGGCTGGAGGTAACCAGGCGCTTTTCATAAGCAGCAAGGGCCATGCCGCCAGCGCAGAGAAGGAAGAAGCCAAAGATAAGGCCAAAGATAAGGCCAAAAATAACTTTTGATTCGGTTTCCATGATTAGTCCTTAGAAGAAGTCAACATCAGTACGTTTCGGTTCCGCAGGGGGCTTGTTTGCTTTGACTCGATTAACATCGAGGTCTCGCTCCGCGGAGATGATGAACTTCCGGAGTTCTTCGAGGGGGATATTTTCCCCGTTCTGAATCCGGGTCCGAAGGTCAATTGCTTCGAGCTTTTGTTGCTCGGAAAACCCGGACTGGCTCATTGGGTTCGGGGTTGTCATAAGCGTGTTGCTCCTGAACAGCGAGGGAATGGAGGAAGTGGGGGAAAAGCCGTTTCGCTTGGCCGAGGGCGGATTCGCCGTCTTCGGCTTCTACGGCATAGCGGAGGGCAGGGTTATTCCTGTGGCGGATTGGGAGGAAGTTCACCGAGACGGCTGGGACGGTTGCGCCAGACGGGTGCTGCATGGTGGCATTTTCCCGAGCGATGCGCAGAACGAGGAAGGTTGTCATGATTAGTTCACCGTGGGGAAGGTCGGAGTGCCCGTGCTTCGGCAGTTGGCGAGGATGGGGGAAATGTCCTGTGTGACCAATGTCCTGGCGACGGCATCGAGGGCGGCTAGGATATCGAGAGACAGCCCGGTGAACGTGCCGGCGGAAAAAGCCGCGGGCTGTTGGTTTTCCGGGGCTTCGATATCCGCGGCGATTGCGCGGCCCATGTCCATCAACAAGTGCGCGACGCAGGCGATGCGGTAATACCGGTTGAGTTCTTCCGGGGAGGCCGCCGCAACGAGTCCAGGGGTGGGCTCTTGGAAGGCCGGGGTTTGCGTCAGGGAGAAAGCCATGGTTAGTTCCATTATACCGAGAACAGTCGGCGACTGAGAGGGAGAATAATCCCACTGGCTAGGGACAAGCCCTAGACGCTGGAATCACTTGGGAAGGGGGTAGTTCTTGGTTCTGACTTGCCCGGCATCGTTTACTTCAAAGTTGCCGGAGTCTCCCCAGGGGCGCCAGTTTCCAGAGAGGTCGCGGCCAGTTGGGGAGATTTTGGGCTTTTCCTCAAGGGGCTTCTGCTGTTGCGGGGGTTCGGATTCTGAGGATTTCATGATTAGCTCCTAGAAAAAGTCGATCTGATTTTCAGAAACGACGGGTTTGGTATTCCGGGAGACTTTGCTCTTTTCGACCTTTGCCGGGTTAGCGAGGAAAGTCTTTCGGATGGTCAGGACAAACCGCCGGACGATGCCGAGGGAAGGGGTTTTCCCTTGTTCTGCTGCGAGGCGATAGGCGGCAATTTCCGCCGGGGTGAGTGGTTCGTCAAAGTTTTCCATTTTTCATATCTTTCATGTCGCGGATGAAGATTTCCGCGAGGGTGGCATAACGGGCTTGGCCGGCTTTGGTGTAGAGTTCAGGGACGAGTGAGCAGAAGCCCCGGTGGAGAAGGTTGGGGGCTTCGATCTGGGTGGCGGGTGGAATGGCTGGATCGAGCATGGAGACGATCTGCATCTTGAGGGTCAGGATGACGATGATCCGCGCGTCGAGAGGGAGCGTTTTATCGGAGTTGATCTTTTCCGCGCCTCCAGCGTATGCGATGGCGGAGTCCAGGATTTCGCTGCAACGGGAGTTTTCAAAGGGGTTGGACATGATGGTCAGGGGGTTAGGTGTAGGAGGAGGCTGGCCAGGTGAAAGGGCGATGACGCCAAGCGATATGGGCCCCTTCTTGGCGCTTGTCGGCGGCCATAATGCCGGCTTCTTCTGCGGTACGGTGTTTCCCTACCGGATTTGACCAGGCTTCACCATCCCACCATCGGTAGAGCCCTGATAGTGGTGGGCCAAAATGCGTCGTTGAAGCTTCCCACCAGCCAAGAGAAGGGGGCGGCCCCCTGTGCCATTCAGCGTTAGACATAATCGAGCCTTTCAAAGCCCTTGCTAGAGACGCAGGAAGGGCAAACCGCGATTTTGTGCTGGGTCGTTTCGATGGGGAAATTCTGCCCGAGGGGAATTTGAAAGCCTTTAGCAAGAGAGGTATAGCGAATTTCCCCGGTTAGGGCTTTTTCCTTATGAAAGGCGCCGAGGATGTGGTCGTATTCGTAACCGCAGGCGCAGGAATAGCGTTCATTTCGGGCGACGTAGCCGGAGCTAGCCCACTGGGCGATGAAAGCGGGTTTTGCTTTTTCCCGCTTGAGATTGCCAGAAGCGATTAGCTCGGCCGTGCGTTCCGCGTCGAGGTCTTCGAGGAAGGGATTTACTTCGGCGTAGGTCATTACTTTTCCCCGAGAAGGCGGGCGAGAGCGGATTCAGCCTCAGACGCGGCGGAAGCAACCGGGGAGGAATTCAGCGCCGAGGCTATCGCTAGGGAAAAATCGGTGTTTTCCTTTAGTGTGATAACCAGGGCAGGGGGGTTGGCTTGAAGGGAAAACGCCAGTGCGTTGAAGAGGTCAGGCTTTCCCTCACGCCGAAGGGCGCCACCGAGGCCGTAGAAGTACAGCCGGAGAGCTTGGGGCTTTTCCGTGGGGATAACAAGTTCCCCGAGGTCGAAGGCCCGCTGCATCGCGTCGAGCATGTTCGGGGGGTACTTATCGGAGAATTTAGGGCGGGTCATGGCTTAGTGTACCACGGTTGAAGGTCGAGGGGGCTAGGTGGAAACCCTAGGTCTGGGGATTTTCCCTTTCCAGACGGACTAATGCCCCGAGGCAGGGTTTAGCTGTCGGGGCATTAGCGAGGGGTTAGCGACTTGCGCTGGCGATGACGCGGGGGATTTTTCCGCCGACGACAACCCGGGTGAAGGCGCCGGGGCGACGTTGGGAGAAGGTGGCCAGGGCTTCGGTCTCCCGTGCGCGCACATCGATGGTCACGCCGTCGGAGATGACAAACACCGGGGGAATTCCCCACTTGGGGAAATTGTCCGAGACCTGGCCGGAGAAGACGACGGATTCGAGGGGCTTGGATTGCGGCTTGCGCCCGTAGTCGATGACCGTTGCGGTTTTCCCCGCATTTTTAATCCGAGCGGCTTTCGCTTTGGTGACGCCGCCGCCTGCTTTGATGCGCGCCCAGTAATTGCGGTCGGACTGGGAGGAAGACTTGCCTTTTCCGCCTTGCTTTTGAGCCATGATGTTTTCCCCTTTCAGGGTAGAGCAGGGGGAGGAATTCCCCACGATGCTTTTGAACTAGGCTGATACTGGCATTGAGCAGTGGCGGATAGCCGCCGTGCTCCCAGGAACCCATCCCCAGTTATTTTATCAGCCTAGATCAAAAGCCACCCCTTACGGGGGTGAGTCGTCGGCTTTTAGGGATTTTTACAGCCGCAACCCATTTTTCCGGAGCTTTGGCGCTGCCTCGGCCGGTCTCCAGGAAAATCAGAAAACCGCGCCTTCACCTTCGTCGGAGATAACAGCCGCTTCGAGCTTCGCACGCTTTTCGGCAGCGCGCTTTTCCTTGACTTCGGCCAGGGCAAGCTGGAAGCGGGGCAGGGCTTTGATCTGCTTTTTCTGGTCTTCCGTGAGCTTGGCGAAGTTTTCCGCGGATTCAGCCAGAGTACCGGTGTATTCAGTGCCGGCAGCTTTCCCGCGCATGATGCGGAAGAGGTGGGCCGCTTCCACTTCGATGGTGTATTCGGCGGAACCGGTGCCAGTGCGCTCGATTTTCCAGACGCCGGCCAGGAGGTTTTCAAAGGCTTTTGCCGTGACTTCGCGGAGGGCGGAAGGGGTACGGGCGGCGCCTTCGAGCTTGCTGCCGTAGCCACGAGCACGGGCGATCAGACCCTCGGTGACGGCAGCTGCCATGATCGTTTCAGGGACCATCGCCGGGTTGAGGAACAGGGGGTCGATGCCCTCGCCGAATTCCGCGCGGATCGAGCCGTCTTCGAGGACGGTGAACGACATCTGGCGCTTGGTAGTGGTCTCGGGAGTGGTCGAGACGGCTTCGGGGGCTTCAACGGCTTCGGTGGTAGTGTCTTCGGTCATGGTCTTTAATCCAGTTAGTGAAAGGGAACAAGGGTAGTGTAGGGGAAATCCTAACGCTACTTGCTAGGGGTTTTCCCCTAGCAGCTAGGGTCAGTGGTCGGAGGTGCTGGCCCAGGCAAGGCGGGCTTGCGTGACGGCACGGGCGATGTACGAGGGGGAGAAATTCCCCGAGGCTTCTTGGTTCGTGATGCAGTCGAAGACCCCGAGGATTGCGCCGGTCAGGTCTTCAACAACAACGCGGAGGGCGCCGAACAGATAGATCGAGTTCATGGTGGGTTCCTTTCGGGGTTTGCGTCATCGAGGAGTCGATGGAAGGACTTTAACAGAATGAGGATTGTCGTCAAGAGGAAAGCGTGTAACAAAGTGTAACGGATTCTTCTAGCGGGGAGCCTGGTGGGATTAGGAGCTAGCTTTAGCTGGCGGGTTCATTGACCGGGTGGGAAGGGGGCTAGATGGGCCGCTAGGCGATCATCGCGGGTGAAGGCTACCTGACAAGGGGGAAGGGCTGGAAAGGCTGTAGAGCCGGCTTAGTGGGGGTGCTTCCCTAGTGGAGCGGCGCTGCTTGTCTGGTGGACGGCTTCCCTAGTAGAGCGATGCTGCGCACCGCCTGACTCTGACCTAGGCGCTATCTGGCGACCGCTGGGTGACTGGGCGTAAGCCTAGCCCTCAGCACACTGTCAAGGGCTAGGCTTACGGGGGATTATCCCCGCGTTTCCTGTTAGGCGATCTTGAGCGCCGCTAGGGCTCTCTCTGCGCCGGCTTTGAGACTGCCGGAGAAGTTAGACAAGGGGATAAGCCCCGGGAGAAAGTCTTCTTTTATCAGCGGAAGGCTATCATGGGGTTTATCGGATAGTGCGCAGAGAAGCGCGGCGGAGATTGTCCGCATGTAAACCGGGGAAAGGGCGAGTGCTAGGGCGGATATATCGGAAGTATTAACCCGGGTTTCGATTATGGCGGTCTCGGCGTTATCGTTACGGATTCGACAGCCGGTGATTATGCTGAGATTGGCAATACCCCCGGCTTTAATATAATCCCAAAGGGCTTTTGCAATTTTTGCGGTAAGGGGGGCGATATCCTTTTCATTGGTACAGCCCGAATAGGCTATCCACAGTTTCAGGTTAATCGGAGGGAGTTTAGTTCTCACCCGTGAGCGCGCGGCCAATGGCAACCCTGCGATAACACTAGGAATATCCCAGAATCCACCGGTTACTGTATTGCGGACTTCCCCGGGCTTTTTCGCGGGGGTTGTCATGGCCGCAATAGAGGATTCTAGGCACTGCTGGGCGTAGATACTGCGGCTGGTTTTATCTAGGTCGGAAAGGGTTTGCCCGTTTAGGCCGATAAAGGAGGGGACTTTCCAGCTAGATTCGTTTTCTGTTCGGGCGTGTGAGATAACCGCAGCATGGGCGGATAGAATGGAGGGGAATTTAAGTAAGTGATACTTAGCCCCCTTTGGGTTAGTTTGCAGGGAGTGCTCGGGGATAGCCAGCAAGGCGGAAGTATTCGCGCGCATGGTTAGTACCCCCGGATGAACTGCTTAACGGCGGGAAGTTCGGTGACTAGGCTCCAGATTTCAGCGACTGCGCCGGATTTAAGGGAGTCCTCTAGAATAGCGGTCCGGTCAGCCGGGCTATCGTCCTTCGATAGTAAAGCAGCCCCGGCTGCTGTATGCCGGGGAGTAGCGTTTACATCGGTTATCGAACGCTGAACCATGAGGGCTCGAACAGCCCGGACGGCGCCTAACCAAAGGGGGTAATCGGCTGCCATAGCGGTCTCAATCCGTGCGTCAATGCCCCACCTAATGCGAAGCCCAAACCGTGCCAGCGTGGCGCCGTCTAGACGATTCCGACCTGCATATTCCATGCTTGCGCCATTACCCTCAGTGTTCATATTGAGGATAACCAGAAAATCCGGGTGCATCTTATGCATTTTCCCGTCACCAAACATAGCAAAGCCGTTCCCGTCGAAAATAGGGTTAGCGACCAGCATTGCATCGGGAAGAGAGGCGTCTGCCTCGTCCATTAGGATAAGGCCGCCTCGGGTATAAGCCTTGAATAGCGGGGTTTCATGGAATACCCCTCCGGCATCCCGATAGCCGATTAGTTCATGGCTTTGAGTGATTGGCGTTTGCAGGTAAAACTCAACGCCCAGGGCTTTAGCTGCATTCTTCGCCGCCATGCTTTTACCCGTGCCAGCTGGGCCGGTTAGGATGACCCGGCGGTTAGCGTGTAGGTACTTCAAGAGCTTGGGGAAGGATTCATGCTGCCCGCTAGGCATGGTTACTGCGGGTTTGTCTTTCAGGACTATCTGAATAGGTGCGGATTGCTTGAGGGAGATAACTTCCGCCTTGAGTGTTTCAATGGCGTTGGAATAGCCCTTGATATTGCTATCGAAGGAAGTGTTCGCAACCCTTCGCGCCTGATACTCGGTGATGTATTCCGACTTAATCCCTGATACGGTATCTTGCAAGACCCCGATAGCGCGAAGGGCTGAATCAACGCTATTCCGCAGTTCTTGGGGAATCGCCCCCGCAATAGGATTCTGCGCCATCGGGGGAATCGTGTTATTCTGCGCAGTTTCCTCGGCTAGATCGGTTAGGAAACTGTTAGTGTTATTCCCCGGGGCTGTGCTTTCCATTCTCTTGATTGTGGCGATAGTCGCTGACATAATCGAAGGATGGTAAGACAGTTTCTCGATAATCCCCGCTTTGTCATACCCAGGAGCGCCGTTTTTGAATTTCAGCCCGGCCATTCTCGCGGCGGTGGAAAGTTTCGTGATATGGCACGCTTGGAGAAAACTAACTGATTCCGGGTTCATAACGGTAACTCCTGAAGTGGGGTGCTTTGTCCGGGTGCACCCAAAAACCCGACTAATCCCGGGAACCCTTCCCGGTTGCCCTCATTCTAGCGTAAAGCCCCGATGTTGCGTCTAGGG